GCCGCGTTGAGCAGCCATTGGGTTGCAGCCCACGCCTTGGACGCGGTGTTCGCGGCCCACGCCACGGTCGTGTTCGCCGCGGTCGCGATGGTGTTCGCGACCGTGCTCGCCGTGCTCTTGAGGGTCGTCAGGTTCAGGGATTCCTTGGCGACCCGGAACAGGATCGTGGCGCCCTCGGACGCGTCGAGCGCGGTCGCGGTCAGCTGCAGCGCGGTGGAGAAACCACCGAGCCCGGCCATGTCGAGGGCCCCGGACAGGGCGGACAGTGCGGTCGCGGTGTCCCCGGACCTGTCGCCGGCCGTCTCGACCTTGTCGGCGAACCCGGTCGCGGCCGCGCCCGCGGTGTCGAACCCCTTCGTGGCCTCGCGGGCGTCGGTGATGATGTCGACGGCGAGCGTCGCCGGCTTGCCCATCGGGTCACCTCCCGCCGCGCTTGGTCTGCTCGAGCTGCTCGGCCTGCCGCTCGAGGATCTCGAGCGCCGTCATCACGTCTCCCTCGTCCTGCTCCCACCACACCGACGGGGCGATGCCCGTCGCTATGGCGAGCTCCACGATCACCCGGGACCAGGTCCCGGGCTCGTAGGGTCCTCGAGCGGCTTGTACCTCGTCACCTCGACCGACAGGCACGCCCGCTCGAACAGCTCCCACGTCATCGACGGGTCGATGAGGCCGAGCCGGCGCGCGGCCGTCCACCCCAGGAACGCCCCCCACGTGAGCGGCGCCTCGTCCGGCTTGGGCCACCCGTGCTTCGCGCGGGTGGTGTCGAACATGCGGTGGTCGATGAGCCGCGTCTCGACCTCGAACCCGTCGCGGTCCTCTAGGTACACCGACACGATGACCTGCCCCGGCACCCGCGCCGTCATGCCCCGCTCACCTTCGCGACGATCCGCTCGAGCTCACGCTCGTACAGGCCGAGCCACTCGGGCTCGGTCTGCACCGCGGCGTCCGACAGGAACGGGTTGGGCGAGATGTTCCGGGCCGGCCACCCCCAGTGCACGGGCCCGGCGTACGGCAGGCGCGAGCGGATCGACGCCTTTGTCGCCGCCCGCGCCGGCTTGAGGGACCCGGCGAGCTGCCCGGTGCGCACGGGTGCGCGGCCGCGGCCCGCGGTCGCGACCAGGCTTGCCACGGCCTGGTTGACGTCCTTGAGGTCGGACAGGTCGTCCCCGGCAGCCTTGAGCGACTTGCGCAGCTGCCGGGTCCCCTGCACCTCGAGGTGCACGCGGGACCCGGTCACGCGACGTCGTCCTCGAGCTCGACGAGCGGGGCGGCGTCGCCGTACGTCACGGCCGTCGCCGGGTCGAACGACTCGAGGCCCCACTCGAAGTCGGAATTGAGGTAGTCGCCGTACGCGTCGGCGCCGAGCTGCAGTGGCGCGATCTTCAGGGAGCCCTTGACGGTCGTGCCGACCGCGGTCGACGGGGTGAACTCGAAGTCCATGACCTCGCCGATGTGCTCCCACGAGAGCGCGAACAGCCCGGCAGCCTTGCCGGCGTCGACGTCGAAGTTGCCCGACAGGGCCCAGTCGATGGTGTCCGGCTGCCGGTAGGTGTTCCCGCACAGACGCTGCTTGGTGTCGCCGGCGGTGATGTTCGGGACGATGGCGCCGTTGTTGAGCAGGCACGACACGTCGATGAGGCCGCCCGTCTCGCCGATCTTGAGGACGCCGGGTCCCAGGTTGCCCGTGCCGTCGGGGGTGGTGGTCATGGTGTCGCCTCTCCAATCGGAACGATGGACTTCCACGAGAGCCGGTAAGCCGGCATCGGGTCGCCGCCCCCCGGCAGTGCCAGCGGTGCGAGCTCGAACGTGGTGATCGGCAGCTTGCCGGCGACCGCGTCGACGAGCTCCGACAGGGCCCTCGTCGCGGCGCGGGCGCCGGCGTTGCCGACGACGAGGAACGCCTGCCACTCGACCTCGGCACGCTGCCGCTCGAAGCGCAGCGACCCGGCCGGCGGCATCACGTACACGCACGGCGGGTTGATATCCCGGGCGTCGTCGACCGCGCGGACGCCGGCCGCGGTGAACACGGCCAGCACCTCGGCAGTCGCGGACGCCAGAGACATGACTCACCCCACCGCCGGGAACGCCCACGAGTCGAGGTGGAGCAGCTGGGAGATCTCCGGGTCCGAGCGGGCCACGTACACCGCGCCGGCGTCCGTGATCGCGTCGATGCCCGACGGCGTCAGGCGCCGCCGGTACCAGCGGGCCGCCAGCTGGACTACGCCTTGGCGTACGTCTGGCGGCCAGTCCACCTCAGTGCCGAGCCCGGCGACGTACGGCAGGCGCGACGCCCAGCCCATCGACGCGTCGCAGATCGCCTGCAGGATCTCGAGGTCGTCGGCGACGTCCTCGGGCGTCAGGCGCATCCAGTCGCCGACGTCGCCCGGCGTGATGGGCGTCACGGCCCGCACCCCGGGCGGCACGGGGGGTGAGGTGCGGGCCGTGCGCCGCTTCGTCACGCCTTGGCGCCCTTCGCCGGCGTCGACGTCTCGGGCTCGGCGTCGGCGGCGCCGGGCACGACCGCGGTGAACAGCTTGCGCACGCCGGCGGGGAAGTACACCTCGGACCGCTCGTACATGCCCCACACCGCGACGTCGCGGCCGAGCTTGCGCACGTCCTCGGCGGTGGCGACCTGCGGGCCCGTCTCGGGGAACTTCGCCGCGGTGTCGTTGGTGAAGATCGCCGTCCCGGCCGTCAGGTAGGGCCACTCCTCGATCTCGAGGCCGTTGACGTTGATGCGCAGCGTCGCCGCGGACGACGTGCCGGCGACGTTCTGCGTGCCGTAGTTCGGGTTGGGGAAGTCGAACCCGCCGAGCGTGATGAACACGTCGGCCGCGACGCCGACGACGGACGCAGGCGCGCCGGTCGCGTTGCGGACCTTCGCCGACTCGGCGAACAGCGCGGTGCGCCACGTCTCGGCGTCCGTCGGGAGGGCCCCGTCGTCGGTCGCGACGGCCTCGAGCTCGGACTCGAACACGACCTCGGTGTACACCGCCCACGCCGCCCGGCAGATCTCGAGGTAGGCGGACAGGTAGTCCGGGCTCGAGCGGGTGAGCAGCTGGTAGGAGATGTCCGAGACGGTCCCGGCCGTCTCGATGGGCTCGGTGCCCTTGAGGATCTTGATCTTGACGCCGGCGAGGTCACCCTTCTCGGCGGCCTGCTTCGCGATGATCGACTTGAGGTCGAGGGCCGGGTCGAGGTAGGGCCAGCTGGCGTCCATGCCAGCCGGCGGCAGCCCGGTCGAGCCGAGCGCGGTGATCGCCGGGCGCCGCGCGTCGAGGTTCATCTTGATCTCGGTGCGCCACCCCGGCGGGATCACCCCCGGGTTGTCCGTGGTGACCTGGTCGGGCACCGCGAACGCCGCGACAAGGCGCAGCTGGTCGTCACCCTCGGCGGCGAACAGCGCCTCGAGGTAGGCGGCCTCGGTGGGGTAGGCCGCCAGCGGGTGCCGGCCGCCCTGGTTGAGCTCGGCGACGAGCTGCGCGACGACGGGGGCGACCTGTGCCGCGAGCTCGGCGACGGTGGGCAGCTCGACGACCTGCGGTGCCTCGGGTGCGGTGACGGTCACGGTTCCTCCTGCGGATGCGGCGGCCACGGTCAGGCCGGGGGTCGAGTCGAACGCGGGGCGCCGCACGACGCCCATGTGCGTGACGTTGTAGTCGCCGCCGGCGACGTGACGGACGCCGCCGGGCGCCTCGGTGAACTTGCTGATCTCGGTGCGCGCCGAGAACCCGGCGAGCACCCCCTCGCGGGCGAGCTCGAGGACGTCGTCGCCGTCACGGGTGCGGAAGATCCGCGCCACGGTCGGCAGCCCGTCGTCGGTCGGGTCCCACGCCTGCGCGAGCCGGCCCACGACCGCGTTGTCGTCGTGCTCCCGGACGACGTCGACGAGCTCGTCGACGTTGGACGGGGGCCCGGTGAACACGTACCGGGAGCGCGACACCGAGTCGGGCAGCGACGCGACGCCGAACGGGATGCCGAGCCCGGTGATCGTGCGGGCGGCCGGCTCGTCACCCTCGGCGAGCGCGGCGGTGACGGGCGTCAGGAACGTGACGTCGGTGCTGGTGGTCATGTCGGGACGACCTCGGGTGCGGGGGCCGGCTCGGGTACCGGCTCGGGTGCGGGGGCCGGCTCGGGTGCCGGCGCGGGCGGTGCGGTCGACGTCGTCGCGAGCGGCTCGGCGGCGCGGATCTCTTCGATGGTCAGGATGCCGTTGGACTTCGCGACGGCCCACGTGTTCATGCGGTCGCCCGGGTTGTCCCGGGTGTACGCGTCGACGTCGAACCGGGCGGTGATCCCGGTCGGCAGGTACAGCCCGGACGGGCGCGACGCCCGGTCGTCGAGCGAGAGGGTCTGCTCCACGACCGTCATCCACGGGCGCAGCGCCTCGAGAATGTCGCGGCGCGACTCGGCGACGTTGGCGTACGTCATCGAGTCGCCCCCGGTCGCGTCGACCGCGCGGGCCGGCAGCCCGAACATGCGGGCCACCTCGAGGGCGGCGTACTCGCGCCCCTCGGTGAGCTGCAGCTCGGCGGCGTTCCACCCGATGGTGTCGTAGTCGACGACGTCGTTGAGGTACCCGGTGGCGCGCGTCTCGCGGGCGGCCTCCCACTCGTCGAGCAGATCGACGATCTCCTGCGGGAGCAGGTCGGCGCCGTGGTTCTTCAGGATGCCCATCGGGTACGGGGCCCGGGCGTACCGGCCGGCCGCCAGCTGCAGGTCGAGGTACAGCCGCAGCAGATCGGCGCCCCACCGCCGCAGCCCACCGAGGCCGGCGTAGTCGAACACGACGAGCTCCCGGTACGGGTCCGCGATCTCGGCGCCGTCGATGACCCACGTATCGACCTTCGCCGGGTCGTACACGTCCGGGACGGTCGAGATCCGCGACGGGGCGACGTGCGAGTACTTCACGGGCAGGCCGGCGACGTTGCGGTCGACGATCTTCCACACCGCCCGGTCGTGCCAGATGCCGTCGTCGATGGTCCGGAAGAGCAGCCGTTGCAGGGTGCCGGTCGGGTCCGGCTGCCGCAGCCATGACGTGCGCGGGTCGGTCGCCTCGAGCCGGCTCGAGCCGGCCCACCCGGACAGGGCGAACGTCGAGATGGTGCCGGCGATGACGTGGCGCGCCTTGCGCACGGCCTGGATCGACAGGGCCAGGCCCTTGTTGCCGGCCTGCTCGTCCTGCGCGTCACGGATCGCGCGCATCACGTGCGAGATCCCGCCGCTCGAGCGGGCCCCGATCACCGCGACCGGGGCCGGCTGCTCGGCGGCCGGCAGCGTGAACGCCGCGACCGCGCGGCCCGTGAACAGCTCGGTGAGCCGGCTCACGAGCTCGCCAGCCGGGCGCGGTGGTTGGCCTGGTCGTACGCCCACCGGGCCCGCTTGTCGCGGTGCTCGAGCGCGGCGTGCTGCCGGGCGGCCTGCCGGGCACGTTCCTTGCTCGAGCACTCGAGCCGGAACCCCGGGCACTCCGTGCAGTACGCGACGGACGTCGCGGT